TTCAAAGAATCTGAATATACTAATCGTCCTATTGCAAACGATACTCTCACTTTAATTAGGGAACTAAATAATGATAATGATGTTGAATTGGATTGGTTGATAGAGTCCACTGAAAAATGGTGTAAGGATAGAGCTGTCTATCTTGCACTCATGGAATCTATCTCTATTGTTGATGGAAATACCGACAAGGCCGAAGGAGCAATCCCGGACATATTGACAAAGGCCTTGTCGGTTACCTTCGATACCAATGTCGGTCATGATTACTTTGAGAATGTTGAAGAACGTTATGACTTCTATCATCTAAAAGAAGACAAGATCCCATTCAATATTGAGCTTCTTAATACGATCACTAAAGGTGGTGTACCAAGAAAGTCTCTTAATATTATTCTTGCAGGTACAGGCGTCGGCAAAAGTTTGGCAATGTGCCATTTTGCTGCAGATGCCTTATCACAAGGTCGTAATGTTCTTTACATTACTCTTGAAATGGCTGAAGAAAAGATTGCTGAAAGAATCGATGCTAATCTATTCGATGTAGATATTGCTACTCTGACAGATCTAAGTAAAGATGCCTTTATAAACAAGGCTCATATTGCTAATCAAAAGACGCATGGTAAGTTGATCATTAAAGAATATCCTACAGCTGTAGCTCATGTTGGCCACTTTCGTTCATTGCTTAATGAGTTGAAGATGAAGAAGAAGTTTGTACCAGAAGTCATATACATTGATTATCTTAATATTTGTTCGAGTTCAAGAATCAAAGGATTGGGTGGATCTATCAACACATACTCAATGATTAAAGCAATTGCTGAAGAAATACGTGGTCTTGCTGTTGAATTCAATGTGCCTATATGGTCAGCAACACAAGTTACACGTTCAGGCTTTGGTAATTCAGATGTTGAAATCACTGATACCTCAGAATCATTTGGCCTTCCAGCTACTGCAGATTTAATGCTTGCCCTTATTTCTACAGAGCAACTCGAAGGTATGAATCAAGTAATGATCAAGCAGCTAAAGAATCGATACAATGATCCTACAGAACACAAACGATTCTGTGTAGGCATTGATAGATCTAAGATGCGATTATACGATGTAGAAGAATCGGCTCAAACTTTATCGAGTGATCCTACTTCATCTTCAACTCCAACCCAAAGCGCTGACTTCTCAGCATTCAAGATATAATGTTTATTGAAGCAACAGGCTCAACTAAAGAAAGACGAGAAATGGCAGAAGATGTTGCTGCATTTGCTCTTAAGCTCATGGCTCCTCGACTATTAGGAAAGGTTGAAGTAGATATTAAGCTAATTAATAATCTAAGAGAGAAAGAAGAACTCGTAGGTGATTGTACATGGGAAGACAGCAGATATCGTCCTCGTCATTTTACTGTAAGGATTGACGCTTCACAAGATAAACATGATATGCTCGAGACCGTTGCTCATGAGATGGTTCACGTAAAGCAATACGCAAGAGGTGAGCTCAAAGATACTAATCATCTTTCATTGTGCAAATGGAAGGACAAAGTAGTTGATTCTGATAAGGTTAATTATTACGATCAGCCTTGGGAGATCGAAGCTCATGGAAGAGAACGTGGATTATTCTTTAGATGGATCGCTCAAAGTAACTGGAAAAAGTGTAGATGGATTAAGTATTAAAAGGTAATATGTTATAAATAGAATAGAATATATTACACACAATGGGAATTATGCTTAACTTCAGTGATTCTCTTCTATTTGAAGAGAGCGAATACAAGGGTAAAAAAGTTACTCTTAACAAACCTTTTCGTGGGAACGACGGTAAGAAGAAATTCTACGTCTACGTAAATAACGAAAAAGGTAATGTTATTCGTCTAGGGTTTGGTGATCCAAATATGGAAATCAAACGAGACGACCCAGCCAGACGCAAAAGCTTTCGAGCTCGTCATCAGTGTGATACTGACCCAGGCCCAAAATATAAGGCACGTTATTGGTCGTGTAAGTTTTGGGCAAAAGGTAAATCAGTTACTGACTTGACGTAAAATGGCTATATTTAAATTACCAGATCTGGATAAAACAAAGTATATCGTAGCTATTGTTGCGAAGATCAATGCTGGTGAAAAGATAAAAATGTCTGATGGCAAATCTTATAAATTGAAAAAGACAAAGGATATTTTCAATTTAGAAAGGGCACAAACTGATTATTCGAAATACAAATCAATTCTATATCCAAATAATCAGTTCGCTGCAGTTTTTACTGCCGAAACACTAAATTCAGGGAATTTAAAGCCATATGGTGTGCGCGAGGCTTATGGCACGATTGAACTTACGTATCGCAGCAGCTCTGATGTTCGCAATGCTGAAGATGCGCTACAAAAAGCAGGAATAGACTCGAGTAGATTTAGAGAGGTTTTAGAAGTTAATTCAGATTCACCTGCATTTAAAGAAGCTAAAATTACTTCAACCTATGATGCAAGTAAAAGAGAAAAGTTAATAATGGAAGTTCTAGAAGGAAAAGTATCATTTCGATTTAGCGATATAGATAAAGCTCCATTTTCTGGAATGGGAGGTGCATCACGAAATGCATTAGGCAAAAAGCTAGCAGATGCAGGTGAACTTGCTACGGTCATGTCTTTAATAAAAGATATTAAAACACCAAAAGATACTGGACAAAAAATATTTATTGATAATCCAGATGCATTTATAGCATGGAACCAAACATTTCAATCGACTAAACCAGCAGTTGTTAAGATTGCGGGTAATCTTAATCGCTTTGATATATTGCACGATGCAACTGATAAGTCTGCATTCGCTACTGCAATCAGTGAATTTACAAAGAAGGTAAAAATTGCAAAAGATTCGTGGAATCCAGCCGACATCTTTCTTATTGATAAAAGCAAGAAAACACAAATAATTAAAGATCTGCAATTTTGTATTGACAATTACGAAGTTAGAGACGGACTAACGTCTATGTTTAATAATAAGATGTATGATTATTATAAAAAGAAGCAACTATATCCTATATCCCTTAAGCAATTAGTCACCGATAAACCATCTGTAGATTTTACAAACGAACCAGGTAAAGCCAAGAAAGCTGCATACAATATTCAAATTGCCAAGTTTAATTGTAATATAAGCGCTGAAGGTAAAGAAATTGGCTTATTTACATTTAAGAATACCGATACATCAAAGCAAATCAGTTTACAAGTGAGAGGATTTCCTCATAAATATACGACAGCTCAGACTGAAATCACCTCTGATGGCACACCTTCCGGTGGTCGTTTAGGTAAAATTCCCGTTGATGTTCTTGATCGTGTAATGGAAGAGTTTGGTGATGAGCGTATTAAAAGTATTAACTATTTTGGAAGAAGCCCAAAACTATTCTCTGCATTTGATGCGGAGCGAATCAATGAAGTTTATAAAATGTATCAAACTGTATCTAAACATTCAAAAGTTCAAGACGGAAACGCATTAACACAAGCTCAGTTTGAGGCGTTAGTCAGAGATGCGAAAAGAAATATGGATGTTGCAGCTAATCTTTGTATGAAGATACAAGGCCTAAAGCTAATGCATTTCTTTGTTACTAACGATAAGAATATTTCTACTATCATGAATAAGATGATTAATGGAGCAAAGAAAATTGGCGAGGAGAACGGATTCTTCATTAAGATTTATTAATATAAATAGCAATACAGATATGAAAACATTCAAACAATTTAACGAAGCAATTAAATACATTGGCAAGACAGCAGTGTACGCCACTAAAGACACCTCAGGTGGAGGAACAACAAGCTTTACTCAAAAGAGTAAGGTTGTTAAACACGATAAGAAGTTTAATGTTCTCACACTCGATGATGGCACAAAAGTTAACACAGCATTGCATCAACGAAAAGATAAAAAGCTTTATAATAAGAAAGACTTTTACCTTGAAAGCACACTCAATTACGCTCGAACCAGAAAGGAAATTGAAAAAGAGCGTAAGATGAAAAACATTTCTAAGAAAGATAAGGACATACTTGGTAAGATTGCCAAACTAATGGCTTCATTAGAAGAGGAATCAGAGCTCGATGAAGCATATGCAATTGATACAAATCCATGGCAGTTTTCTCATAAGGGAGTTCCTAAAGGAAAGGGAAATTGGGCATTTGATTATGTTGCAGCTCTCGACTCTGGAGGAATCAGCGCACTACAGAAAGACACATTCATTTCAAAGGCGCAGTCTACATATAAAAGCGCTGTTAAACAATTGACAACTTTCTTAAAGAAAAGTTTAAAAGTTAAACCAAAAGATGTTAAGATCAAGTTAGCACCATAATGAGATCATTTAAAACATATCTTTCAGAGGCAGCCTCTGGAAAAAACACTCACATGACACATATTGAAGATCGTGTTATATACGGTGGTGTAAAAGGAGCGCGAGAAGCAATCTTTGCTTTAAGAGCAATGAGAGATATGTTAGCAGGTAATAGTAGTAAGAACTACGACGTAACTGTCAAATGGGACGGAGCACCTGCAGTTTTTGCTGGAATTGATCCAGGAGATGGCCAATTCTTTGTTGCAAAGAAAGGCATATTCAATAAAGATCCTAAGGTGTATAAAAGTCATGCAGATATCGATGCTGATACAAGTGGAGATTTAAGCACCAAACTTAAGTATGCATTTGACGAATTAAAAGATATTGGAATTAAAGATGTGATTCAAGGTGATATCATGTTTACGAAGGGCGACATCTCAAAAGAATCTATTGACGGAGAAGCATATTACACGTTTCAACCAAATACAATTGTATATGCAGTTCCTCTTAAATCTAATTTAGGTAAACAGATAGCAAAGGCAAACCTTGGAGTTGTATGGCATACGACATATAAAGGTAAAGACTTTCCTTCGATGAAAGCTTCATACGGAGTTAATCTAAAATCGTTTAAGAAAAAATCTACAGTCTGGTATCAAGACGCTGAATATAGAGATATAACTGGTAAAGCAAGTCTATCTGCAGTCGAAACAGCAGAAGTGACAGAATCATTAAGTAAAGCTGGTAAGATCTTCCAAAAGATTGCGAGTTCTACTCTTAAGCAAATCGAGTCAAACCCACAGCTTGCACAACAGTTTGAAACATTTAATAATACGCTTGTTCGTAAAGGAGAAAGAATAGCTTCTCCTACAAAACACGTTAACGATCTTATCTCTTGGTTTAAAGACAAGTTTAAAAAAGAACGACAAAAAAGAAAATCAGTAAAAGGTAAAGAAGGTGTAGATAAGAAAGAGGAGGAGTTGATGTTATTCTTTTCGAAAGAAAATAAACTCAATCTTCGATATGTATTTGAACTACAGAACGCTATTGTAGACGCCAAGTTGCTTATTATAAATAAACTTGATAAGGTCAAACAATTAGATACATTTGTTCGTACTAAGAATGGTTTTAAGGTGACAGGTTCTGAAGGATTTGTTGCTATCGATAAAACTACTTCTGGTGCAGTCAAACTAGTTGATAGACTTGAATTTTCTACAAACAATTTCTCTCCCGATGTAATCAAAGGTTGGCAAAAATAATTTAAAACGAATACTCTTATGGACAAATTACCAGAAAAAATATTAAACTTTAAAGATTTCTTAGTCGTAGATTATACGCAACAAGCTGGAACACCTATTGATCCAGATGGTCATCTTGCGTATATGGCAAAGAACCGTAAAAAGAATCGTAAGTATGAGCAAGTAGAAAAGAAAGATACAGATGCTGGTTAAAGGATTTAAACAGTTCAACGAGGAAAAAACCAAGTCCGTAACATTTACATTTGGTCGCTTTAATCCTCCGACTATTGGTCATGAAAAACTTATTACTCAGGTAATTAAAATAGCTCGAGGTGGAGACTATAAGATCTTCGTATCGCAGTCTAATAATCCTAAGTCTGATCCTCTTCAGTACAAGGAAAAAGTTGGAATCATGCGTAAGATGTTTCCAAAGTATGCCCGCAATATTATCCTCGATGCTAAACTTAAAACGGTATTTGATATATCAGTATCGTTGTATAAGCAAGGTTATACTGACGTAACAATGGTTATTGGTTCAGATAGAATCAAAGAATTTAAAACATTACTTCTTAAATATAACGGTACAAAGGCACGTCACGGCTTCTATGAATTTGATAATATTTCTTTTGAGTCAGCTGGTGAACGTGATCCCGATTCTGACGATGTTTCTGGAATGTCTGCCTCAAAGATGAGAGCAGCTGCAGTATCAGGTGATTTCCAAGCTTTTGCTGATGGTCTTCCAAAATCGTTTGGTGATAAGCTATCTGTGTTTAACCTTCTTCGTAAAAGAATGGGTCTAAAGGAAATGGCTAACTTTCGAAAGCATATCCAACTTCCAACAGTTTCAGAAAAACGTGAAAGCTATATTGCTGGAGAGATCTTTAATAAAGGAGATAAAGTATATTGCCAAAAATCAAATGCATATTTTACAATATCTGAGCGCTACTCAAATTACGTTGTAAGCTCTATTGGTACTAAGTACTTATTAATGATCTCGAAGAATATCTTGATGAGAATGTTAAGTACCATGCAGGTCTATCTAAATCTACGAAAGACAAACGCAAAGCACAATTTAAAAAACAAGCCAAGATGGATGATGATAATCCAAAGGCATATAAGCCTGCACCTGGAGATGCTACTGCAGAAACAAAGCCGTCCAAACATACCAAAAAGTTTAAAGATATGTTTGGTGAAGATGACGAACCGTGTTGGGATACTCATAAACAAGTTGGATTAAAAAAGAAAAATGGAAAGATGGTTCCAAACTGTGTTCCAAAGGAAGGAACTATTCCAATGTTTAGAGACATGTTTGTCGAAGACAAAAACCCAATCGTAGATACTGAGGGTAATGTCGAAGAAGGTGTAGATGATCCTGCTATTTTTAAAGCAGTGTTCCTTGCAGGTGGACCTGGTTCAGGTAAATCATTCACGGTTGGTAAAACAGGTCTTTCAGCAATTGGTTTTAAGATCGTTAATTCAGATGACAAATTTGAGGCTGCTCTGAAAAAAGCAGATCTCGAACCAACTCCCGATAATATCTTTAGTCCGAAAGGCCAGAAACTTCGTGGTAGAGCAAAAGAACTTACAGCAAAACAACAAGAACTGTATATCAATGGTCGTCTTGGATTAGTTGTTGACGGCACTGGTAAAAATTATGCTAAGATTAAAGGCCAATCAGAAGAGTTAAAGAAGATCGGATATGATATAGCAATGATCTTTGTTAATACTGATCTTGAGACTGCTCTTAAACGAAATAGAGAAAGAGCCCGCAGTCTTACAGATAAGAAGGTTGAAGAGATGTGGAAAGAGGTTCAATCAAACCTTGGTAAGTTCCAATCAATGTTCGGTTCTAACTTTGTTATCGTTGATAATTCTGAAGGATCTAATATTGACAAAGCAACAACGTCAGCTTATAAAAAGATTCTAAAGTTCTCGAAGCAAGATCCTAAAAATAGTATAGCAAAGAAGTGGATTGCTAAACAACTTGGAGAAGAAAGAATACCGTTGATCGCTGAAAACAAAAAAGGTCTTCAAAAGAAAGCAGACAAAACAGGTATTCCATATGGCATCCTTAAAAAAGTATTTGATCGAGGCGTTGCAGCTTGGAGAACAGGTCATCGTCCTGGAACAACGCCTTCTCAGTGGGGATTTGCACGTGTTAACTCATTCGCTACTAAAAGCAAAGGTACATGGGGCGGAGCAGATAAAGATTTAGCTGCAAAGGTAGAAGCCCTCGACTATGGTACTCCCAAGACAACAAAAGTTTTTAAGAAGGGTACTCCTGGCCAAAGCATAGAAGAAGGCGAAGGCAAGTATAAAGGAGAAACATGGGAGCAAGGTTACAAACGCAGAGTTGTTAAGACCTCTGACCCAGATCACCTCGAGAAAGGTTATAAATGGCGTATAAAGGGTAAAGAACGTCCTGAAATTTCAATCAAGCTTTATAAAGAAAAGCCAGATTTCAAAGAGTACAGCAAACAAATGCAACGTGTAGCTGGACATGAATTTGGCAAATAAAAACAATAATCGAAGTTGTGTTTAATATAAATACTAACTACGACAATTACAATGGGATCATTAAATGAATATAAAAGAACAAGAAATAATCGAACAGCATCTTAACGAGGCATCATCTAAAGACTATAGTAAGCTCTCAACAACAGAGCTAAAAGATCTTCTAACTATATTCAAAAATGTTTCTCGAAGTGCAGCAAAGCCCGTAATCGGAGCTATTAATAAAGAGCTTAATGCTCGCATGGCGACTGAGGAAACTGCTATTGATGAAGCAAAGGTTGTCCCATTTAAAAAGCTCGAACAAGCTTGGACCAGAACAGGCGGAGATAAAGCCAAACAAGCCAAGCTTATTAAAAAGCATGATCTCAAAAAAATCATTTCAACGGTTCGTCCTGGAGAAATTAAACTAGGAGTAAAGAACAAACTATTAGGAACAACAAAGGCAGCAACAGCCGCTGGATTAGATTTAGATGATCAACTTATCTTTATTACTAATAACCCGCTTAAAATCATTTATCCAAAAAAGAGTTCTCGTCGTCCTGAAGGAGAAGAGATCAAAGAGGCAGTAGATATTGCTGCAGCTCGTTTAGAAAAAATGGTATCTCTTGTT